TTTGTCTGGATGATGTTGCTGGTTTCCTATGTAACTTATCTTTGATACATATTTAAGTGCATTAGGAAAATACTTTAACACTCCAGTAAATACTGGCATTTGTTTTCTTTCTTTGTGTTTACTCATAGTCCTAGTTCTTTTCCTTTGTTATACTTCCTTACTATCTTGTTAGCTTCTTCAAGTTCTGTTTCAACTCTTCTTGCTCTTGTAAGAGCTCTAACTTTGTCTGATCTATAAGACTCTATTGTCTTTTCGTAAGTTCTTCTTTCATATTCCAAATGTGCAACATAGATTCCTATCTCTGCTAAACATCCTTTACATTCTTTTATTTCTTGGTTGTTTGATTCTTTACCCCACTTCATTAATTTATTTCCTAAAGTCTGGTAGTTTGTAACGTATTCTAGTTCTTTGATTAATTCCATTTTATTTGTATTCATTGTAAATTGCTTCTAGTTTGTTATACACTTGACCAACAAAGCAAGGACTACAATTAGTAAGATGTTTTTTATCATTAAAAACTCTATTGTATATCTCTAACATTCTTGGTGCGTATTTTGTTATATCGTTCTTTTTTTCTATAAATATATCTTGAAGATACAAAAATTCTTGTTCTGTAAATAGCTCTGGCATCTTATAGGGAAACAGTTCATTTAGTTTCTTCTTCCTTTTATCGCATCCACAGTCTGCATCTAGTGCTTCTGCTACAGTATCTACAACTTTTTTTATTCCTGTTGCTTTTGTTATTTTCTCAACTGTATCGCCAAATCCTTTAGCTGCTACTTTTTGTTGATATTCAAAATTTGCTTTAAACTTATTGTAATCGCTCATAATCTTCGTTTTTGTAATCTTCGTAATCTTCTTTTAATTTATCTTTTAATATAATTTTTGCATTCTTTAATGTATTAAATATACTTACCCAACTTATTTTTGTTTCTGCTGCAATCTTTCTTATACTCATATTTGTATCTCTATACAGAACAAAAAGCTTCTTATCATACCAGTGCCAGTTTTCTATTTCATCATCTATTTTTTCGCATATTAAATTATAAGCATCCTGTTCTCTTAAATCAGTATTGTCTTCTAACTGAAGTAATCCATCATCAATAGAAACTTTCCTAACTTTTCGCTTACTATTATAGTATAAGTAGTAAGTAGTACGTAAAGTAAAATACATATAACCCCTACGGATAATCCCATTCTCAATAACCTTCTCTGGTTTAGCATATTTATATAATATCAAATAACTCTCTTGTACAATGTCTTCTGCATAATCATACTCACCAAACCCATTGACTATTCTGATCCATTCTTTATGTTGCTTCGCTACTAGTCCAAGCCAGTCTGCTGTTGTTCCCATTTCACTGTAACATTTATAAATCCTATTACACACTGTAATGTGTATTCATCAAATCCGTCATCATATTGTTCTTTGTGAAATAATGCTCCTATCATAAAACCTTTTATCAATGCTATATAAATATCTGCATTCTTGTATTGTCCTATCATTACAAAAATTGTTGTTAATATTAATAAAGATATAAGTATCAAAATAGTAATTCTTTTTTTTGTTTATCTAAAAGGTCTTTATCCATAAATGTAAAACCTATATTATTCTTTTCCATTCTTAATTTTATTGGCTCATCAAATGGTGTACATCTTCCTCCTGTTTCCATTTCTTTAATCTTTAAAACTAAAAGGTTTGAATATATCCAATCAGTTGGATGAGACGTGTACCTGTGAATACAAATCAGATCATCACAGCGGTTTCCCCACTTACCCCCTCCTTCAACACTAGCAATATTTAAAGGCATTGGTAAACCTTCGTATTCATGTCCTTTAGGATGCATACGTCTTAATGCTTCTGTTACTCCATGAGCATTTAAAAACAGAGTGATGTTATTTTTTTTAGCAAACAATCTAAACTCTGTACTTACTTGATAGTCGTACTCGTGACCTCCTACTTCTTTATATAGTTGTTTGTCTTTTATTAAAGAGTTGTATGGATCTATAAGTATTGCATCATAATCCCAAGCATCTTTAATTGCTTTAGCTTCTTCTAGTAATTCTTTATATGTGTAGAGCTCTTCAACATCAATAATCTTAAAATAAGTATCAGACCATTCAAGTGCATCTTTTATCTCTGCGTCCTCTGCCTTTGTAATTGGCTTACGCATTTTAAACTCTACTATTTTTCTTTGTATTGATTGAGGTGTGTTTTCTGAAGACCAGATTAAAAACCTCTTTTTGTGTTTAAGAGCCCAAATGACGAATAAATACAATATAACAGTTGTTTTGCCAACATTCGCATGACCAATTAATAAATTAAAGTTGCCCTGTTTATATCGTAAGTACTCGTCTATGTCTGGTACTCCTATTTTTAAACCTTCCTTAACCCTTCCGTGTTTTATATCTAATAGTTTTTTAAATATGTTAGAAGAGTTTACTAGCATTTTAGAATGGAAGATTGTCGTTTACGTCTGGCATTTGTGCGTTTGATGTTGTTTCTGCAACAGCATTAACTATTTTCCATCCTGTAACGTTTATGTAGTATTTACCTTTATACTCGTTAGATCTTAAATTAACTGCAACATTAATTGTTTGACCTACTTGTAAGCTGTTTACTAAATCTATATTTTTATTTAAAAATTCTACTGGTATCGTTTGCGGATAGTTTCCAGCAGTCTCTACTAATACAGTTTTTTTCTTTAACTGTTTAATTGTTTCTAAACTTCCTATTGATTTAATAGTTCCTGTAAGTTCCATATTTATTTATTTAAATTATATAACATTTTATAGTCCTCTGATGTTGGTAACAGATTTTTCTCGAAATAAAGATACTTACCTATTAAACTTATGTCTCCTAGTATTTGTTGTTTCTCTTTATCGGTAGCAGCTCTCCAAACTGGATTGAGTGCTATTTCGGTAGCTCTATCTACAGCTCCTTGTTTACTAATAGAATCTTGTGTTTGATTAATTCTAGTCGGTTTCGTCTTTGTCATTTGTAAAAAAATTATTTATTATTAGTTGTTTATCTTGTTTACTTAAAAAGTCAGCTTGTAGTATTTCAAATAAAGCAGATCTTAATCTATCTATTTCTTCTTGCTTTTTTTTTAGTAGTTCTATGTAATGTAATTCAATCATAATATAAAGTTAACAAATTATTTTAATATTATAATAAAATGTTAATAAAATATATTCAAAAAAAAAGAGGGAACTTAATCCCTCCTTTAAACAAAGAACAATAAAAACTAGAAAAATTTACGAATGAAAAGAAAATTGTTTTATTCTATCATTATAATCGTCAATCATTTCTTTGATTTCTATATCTGTAAATTTAGCAATCAATCTGCTTTTTTCTAATAATTCCTTTGACAACTTATCACCAAGATATAAACTAAACTTATATTGCTCACCATATCGAAAGACATTACAAGCTACACATTGAGCGTGTACATTCTCTTCATTCCATCTTGTTGCATAATGTTTTCTTGATATAAAGTGTCCTGCTTGTATTTTAGTCCAATGATGTACTTCTCCACAAGTAGAACATCTGCAGTAGCCTTCTGTGTCTGCGTCTCTTAATCTTATGTATTTAGAAAATACAGCATCTAGTTTTTTTATTAAGTTCTTTCGTTTAGGTTTTCTAGGCATAATTATTTATCCATACTTGTTATTAAATGTTTACCAGATTCTGGATCTATCTCTTCTATTTTTTTATAGATGTATTTAGAATTAGCCTTTACTTCTTTCTTTTCTGTTTTAGATGAATCTAAACCAAGATTAGTATATTGTATTGCATCTAGTTTTAACAGTTCATCTGATCTGTCTTTTACAGTTAAATTAAAATCATTTATAATTTTATCAGCTAATCTTCTTATATCATCCATATTTAAATATTAATTTATTAATTTAATAATAATTGTTATACATTAATTACCACTAACCCACCAAAGTTATCTACTTTTTTTTTAAAAGTAAATAGATGAGTTAATTTTCTTTTTAACAGAAGATGTTAATACTCTCTTCTCTCGCCTTGTCCTTTATAGGATTTATACCTCTACAGATCTTCTATTTAGTTCTTTAAGAATTAAATGTTTTTTTCTACTATAAGTAGAACTATTATACATTGTTATCAATTCTTTAGTTTTAAAACTACAAGGTGGATGATGTTTCCAAGTGTATTGTTTTCCAATTATCTTGCCTCTTGCATCTCTTTTATATTCCTTTGTAGAAGGTTTTAATTTTATTGACATATTAATTAGACTTGTTGTTTAGTTTCTCAAACGTTCTCATTCCTCCAAGTCCTAACATACCAACTAATACTGTCATTAAATGTTCCATTTGTAGTGCTGGTGGAACTTGCTCTTGTCCTAAAAACCATATCAATAAATCTCTTAATACAAAGTTATAAGCTAATGCTACACCACAAACCCATCCTATGAAAGGTCTCCATCCAGCTACGAAGATTGTTCTGTGCTGTGCCTCTACTTTATTTATCTCTGATTGTAATTCTATTAATTGTTGTGGATCTATTTCTTTTCCCTTGATAAGCTCTCTTATCTCCATACCTAGTCCACCTATATCAGATTGACTTTGTAAACCTAATAGTTTTTTTAATAGTTTAAGCATATGTCCAAATTACTTTTTGTGTTTTTGTAGGATCACTGTCTACGTGTATAAACGTATTAGCAACACCTATCCTATAGAATCCAGCTTTAATAAGTGCTGATAGTATTTCGTATCTATACGTGCTGGATGTTGCATGTATATCGGCAGCGAATCCTCGTAAATGTGACGAGTTCTCTGATCCTCCCACTTTTTCATTATGCTCTTCAGTTCTGAATCCTGAATTAATTTTAAATGGTATTCCTGCAATTTGACGTGCATGGTTGAGCATGCGGAGAAAAGTTGGATCCATATTACGACCACTATCAGGAAAGTCAGGCGAGTCAAATTCACTGTATGTAAAATAAGATTTCATTAGTCATTACATCTTTAATTTACCAAGCCATTTGTTCCAGCCTTTAGCAACTGCAATATTAAATTTCTCTAATTTATTTGCTATGTATCTTAATGTTCTTACCATTTCTTATCGTTTAAAAGTTGTATAATCTTAATTACTGTATAAACCAACGTTGCTATTATTAGAAGTGATTGTAGTGCTTCGTTTAATTGTGATATTGTTATTACGTAAGTAACTATTCCTAATAATGTTGGTTCAAATCCATTCATTTTATTATTTTTTAATCATTAATCATTAGTTTATTTTAAATGCCATATATATTGAATTTTGACCACTATCATTATAGAAACCACTTGTAAATTCAAAACCAGTACTTGTAAAGTTTATGTTAGTTGTACCACTAACTTCTGCATCAGAATTATTTGCTTCTAATCTTGCTTCTTTTGGGTTTCCATCTCGAACACTATCCCATATCATCCAATCTTGGTTATCATCATATTTTCTTAAAATTAATAAGTCTGGTTGAAAGCCAATATTAATTGATTGTGAAGTGCCATTTCCAGCATAAGAACCAAAGGCAGAATATCCTGATACTGAATGCCAACAATAGGCAATATATTGTCTGCCACTTGTATTTGCATTTCCAAATGTTTGATTTAATGCAAAAGTAGTAGCAGAAGGTACAAGCCAGTTAGTAGATGTATCTTGTACTGAATTATCATTTAAAGTAAGATATTTACTATTACCTAAAGATGAATGATGCACTATCCAGTTAGTAGAACCATCACTTATACACTTAATAAGTATCAGATTTGGTGCAGCCGATAATCCGTGTGGTATCTTTATTCCTGAAACACCAGTACTTGTATATTTTACAATACTAAATCCTGCATTAGCATTTGCACTAACTATTGATGCTGGTGGACCACCTAAAGTTAAATCATCATTGTCAGATACTGTTTCTGCATATAATTCAGCTACACCAACATCAGATATTGCACCCTTATATAACCTAACTTGGTCTATTTTTCCATCCCAAGCCGTTGAATCAGCATCAGCCCTTCCAATTCTCATTTTGTTTTGACTTGGAAAAGTGTTTGATGTTGTTGAGCTTGGCGTATATAATTGACCATTGATTATTGCTTTAACTGTATTCGCAACACTATCATATACCATCCCAACGTGATACCAAGTACTTGTGCTAAATGAAAATGCAACTTCACCATATAACGTACTTCCGTGAATAACAATTTTTGTACTGTTCATCCATATAGTACCATTATTTGTATTAGTAGAATTGTTCATACCACCAATTACAGTAGGATATGAATTACTAAAACTATCAGCATTAACCCACATTGACCAACTAAAACTGGTATTACTATGGTTATAAGAAACATCAACATAACTGCTACTACCATTAAATACTGCTGCTTTGTTAAACTTACCTGTTGCATAAGTAATACTATTTGCAGTACCATTATATGTTCCTGTTACATCATTCGCATTGTCCTCAAATTTATATACTGCTTTTGCAGGTCCTCCATAGATTGTCGGTTCGTTATCATCAGCTTTCCAAGACCAAGCAACATAATTTTTTGCTGAAGTGTTAGCGTGTTCTCCTAAACCATCTACAACTGTAAATCCATCTGTATCAAAAGATGACAAATATCCATATTGACCATACTGACCTTCAGCTGCATTATTTGAACTATATATATTAAAATTCTGTCCTGCACCTCTTATTGAATCGTGTAGTATATGGTCTTGCCCACTTGATGTTCTATTTTTAATCCAAACTAAATTAGGAGTAAATCCTAAACCATCAATACTTTGTGTACCACCATCACCTGTATAAGTTACTGTACTAAAACTTTTTGCTACTGTTGGTGCTTCTGTGTCAGGATCTGCAGCAAATGCCATATAGATATATGAACCTCCATTATCATTAAGTCCACCATCAGATGAAACTGCTTGAAAACCATTGCTTAAAAAACTAAATCCATTACCTAAATTTCCTGTTTGTTCAACTGATGAACTATTAGGAATTAACGCTAAATTTCTTGGGTCAGAAGGACTTCTTTTATTATCAAATATTAACCAATTATCACCTGAATCAGTTCTTTTAATCATTAAAAACGCAGGTTCAAATCCTGTTTCTACAATCGGTCCATTTGTTGAACCATTACCTGTGTATGTGCCAATCTTTGAAAAGCCATCAATACTTTTAAAAGCATAAGCAATATAATCACCAGATTGAGATACTGGATTAAATACTGAACTGGTTGGAACAGCTGAACCTGTTGTACCTGCAACAGCAGTAGAATTTAAAACAAGATAATTATAATTAGAATCTATAGTAGGAGGAGGTATATAAGTATACCAATCTTCACTCCCTGATGTTTTCTTTTGTATAATTAACTCTGGTGCTACACCTAATCCGTGTCCTACTGTTTGAGTGCCTGAAGCAGTAGCTGTATATTTTATTATAGAGAATCCTGCATCTTGATTTGCTTGTACTGTACTTGTAATTCCTCCATCAGTATTACTGCTTGTAGTTCCTCCGTTTGCTTTCCAACACCACGCTACGAAATCCTCTCCACTGTCATTTACATTACCCCAATTCGGTAAGGTAAAACCACCAGTGTCAAATGAAGCAACTCCTAAAGTAGTTTGTTCTGCTGCAGTATTGTTTGATGCTAAACTTTTATTATTACCTCTTGTACTATCTGAAAGAACGTGATTATCTGCAAAACTTCTTGGCTTAATCCAAACAAAATCAGGAGTAAAGTTTAATCCTGTTATAGAATGTGATGATGTACCATCTCCTTCGTATAATACTACTCCAAAGTGTTCTGATGGTACTAATCCTCCTGCCGCAGCACCCTGTAATAATCTCTTATTTACAGCCATATTTAGTCTATATTAGGGAAATCGTATGTAATTACTTTCTTTTTAGTAGTAAGTGCATTGATTTCTGATTCAACTGTGTCTGATAATTCTCTTAAAGCTACTCTTGCATCTACAACATCTGCTGGTACATCTGCTCCATTATCTGCTTCTCTAATTATATACCAATCAGTCGCTGCAAGTTTATTTCCTATTTGTGCTTTAAAATTATTAATTGCTCTTTCTTTTAATTCTGCTAAAGTTTCACTCCAAGTAATATCTTCTGTATCTTTTCTAAATACTGATGAAGCTGAATCAAAATATATTTCTCCAAGTGTGTGTATTCTTGAGTCATAATTTTCATCTATGATTACATCAAATAGACCAGCATTTCTTAATTCATCAGAAGTCATACTTCTTGCGTTTAAGTGATAACCTGTTGATGACCTAAATTTATTAGGTACATCTGGATAAGTTGTAATAATTCCGTTGTTGTTTACTGCTTTCATAATTATGCTTCTTTTGATATTGTTGCCCACTGTTCAGTAGCTCCGTTAGTTGATACAATTTGAATTAAGTTTGTTACAGTACCATCATAAGTACCGCTTATTTCTTTTACACTTGCTGGGAGTGTTAGTGTGTAGTTACCGTCAATTACTAAATCTATAACCATCCCTGTTGAAACATTAGAAAATGTTAATGTAGTATTTGCACCTAATGTCTTTGTATGTACTGCAGCTGCTGACCAATCAACATCACTTGCGGATATAGTAGCTGAAGTAGTAAACTCTGCACCCATTTTAGCATAAGTAATTTGGTCATCTGCAATATGAACTGTATCAACTGCTCCATCAGCTATCTTATCTGAATCTACAGCATCTGCTGCTAATTTTGCTGTAGTTACTGCTCCATCAGCAACACCACCAGCACCTGCATATAGCTCTGTAAAGTTATCATTAGTTTTATCAAATGCGGATCTTATTGGATCACCTGTTCCGTCATTTGCTGTTGTTCCTATATTAATTGTTTGTTTTGCCATGTCTTAATAAATTGTTTTATC